AAAGCATATCAAAGATTTTTATTCTTCAAAAGGTAGTGAAGAATCTTTTAGAATGTTATTTCGTCATTTGTATAATACCGAAATAGAAATAAAATATCCAAAAGAACAAATTCTTATTCCATCTGATGGTAAATGGACTCAGAATATTTCTATTATAGTTAATGTTACTTCAGGTGATATCTTTAAGATAATTGACCAAAGGACTTCCATTGTAACCAATCTTCAAACTATAAGCGTTACTGCTAATAGTGTTAGATTATTAGATGATGGCCAATATGAAGTATTTCTTGATAAATTCCAAAGAGATTTAATTTCGATTGGTAGTATCTTGATCTTGAATGATATAAGTGCTACGGTTGTTGAAACTATTTCTGCTGTTACCATTTATAAACAGGGAACTGGATTTTATCTTGGACAGATTTTTATCATACCTTCTTATTCAGGTACTGGTGCTAGAGTTAAGGTAATAAGAGTTGGATCTAATGGTGAATTATTAGAAGTCCAATTGCTAGACTTTGGTTCTGGTTATAACTTAGATTTTGATACTTACGTTTCTTCTGGTACTACTCCTGCTATAGTTCAAACTGGTAAACTAGCATCTCAAACCTATGGTTTTGTAGATAAAGGGTTCATATCATCCAACTTCTATTCTGAATTAGATTATATTACAGGTTCATATTCTGGTGAAGTAATAAGAGAATTTTATACTAGAATAGATGTACCAGAAGGTTCCGTTCTAAATGATGACAAAACGGCAGTATTACAGGTAAAAATTGGTGCTATAAGAAGATATCCTGGTTTTTACGCGGATAGTTCTGGATTCTTATCTGATACATATCGAATTCAAGATGGATTTTATTATCAAAACTTTTCTTATGTTATTTCATGTGTAGAATCTATCAACACTTATAGAAACATCATAAAGGCTTTGGTACATCCATCAGGATTTAAATTATTTGGTAATCAGGTATTCAGTAATTCTTTTGATGTTGTCAGTACGGTACAATTAGTAAATAGATACTTTCAAATGGCTCTTACTGATTCGTTTGAACTTAATGACGTTAATAAATATGTATTGAATAAACCATTTACAGAAACTATTACTGTTTCTGATACTGGCGACTATGCTAGATACACTACAATCAGTAAACCTCTTTCTGAAACAATATCATTAATTGAAACAGAAACATTTGGATTGAGTAAACCGCTAGTCGATTCTGTAAGTATAACAGGCGAAACAGAAACATTAGATTTCAGTAAGAATCTAACAGAAACTGTTACCGTATTAGAAACAGAAACAGTTGCTATAGATAAACCACTAACAATTGAAACTTTATCTCTTGCCGAAACAGAAACTCTCGAATATGATAAAAATCTAACAGAATCCTTAACAGTGACAGAAACATCTGAAACTTTAAATGTTGGTAAATACTTAACCGATACATTTGCATTCTTAGGAATTTATTATTGGGATACTGACTATACCGATATAACTTATACAGACATCAATTTCGAACCAGTAATTTCAAAAGCCGGATCAACTTATTCTATATCATTAACAAACTAAAGGAACTTTAATGCTTACTCAAGAAAATATATCAATGAAAGGTGAATTAACTATTGACAGATTTGATGTTAATGGTCAACTTATTGAAAAAAGAAAAATTCCAAATCTTATCGTATCAGCAGGTAAAAACCTAATGATTTCAAGATTATTGGGAACTACTGACGGTGTGATGACTCACATGGGTGTTGGTATAGGTACAACCTCACCAATAATTGCTAATACTGCAATTGAAACTGCACTTGGTGCTAGAATTGCTTTAACCTCTGCTACTCAAACTACAAACACTGTAACTTATGTTGGCACATTCAGCGCTGGTGTTTCTACTGGTGCAATTACTGAAGCTGGTATTTTCAATGCTCTTACTTCAGGTACTATGCTATGCCGTACTACATTCCCAGTAGTTAATAAAGCAGCCGGTGACTCAATTGTTATTACTTGGGTAATCACTCTATCTTAATCAGGAATAGAATATGACAGCAGCAATTTGCTCATTAATGCACAATACTATAGCAGATTCTATCTATAGTAGTGTAGTATCTAAATCGTCTAAGTATTATTATTTCTTGGGCAAAACTGTACCATATAGTCTAGTCAATGGTGTTGAACAAGTCGAAACACCATTGAATTCTTACAAATATGAACTGTCAACTAGACGTGATATTATTTCGATGAAACAGATTACTAGTAACGATGTGAGTTTTGTCGTTCCTAGAATTGATTGGACTTCAGGAACAATCTATGACCACTATGATGATTCATATACAGTAGATAATCCAGCCCAATCTGGTGCTATTAATATCAATACTGCACAATTCTATGTTTTAACATCAACTTATAATGTGTATATGTGTTTGGATAACAACTACGATTCACCATCGACAGTTGCCCCAACAGGATACGATGTTCTTCCATTTATTACTAGTGATGGTTATAAATGGAAATTTATGATGAATATTCCTCTCTCATTAAGATCCAAGTTTCTTACTGGATTCTATATGCCAATTACCAATGTTATCAATAGTATCTTTTATAATAATGGTGCTATTGATACTATTACTATCGATAACAATGGAACGGGATATCCTGCAACTACTACTTCAACTATAGTAGTAACAAGTCCAGAAATATCATCAGGATCTTTTGTTATTGGCCAGACTTATATTATTACTAATCTAGGTACTGCAACATCACTCCAAGCAAAATGGAATACTGCGGCAGGCACGTCTGGGATTACCTACGCAATAGGATCCACATTTACTGCAGCAACTAACGGTTCTACTCTTACTGGTGCTAAAATAAAAGGAACTAGAGCAGTTCTTAAACCTTACATATCATCCATTGATGGATCTATTGCTACTGTAAAAATTACCAACGGTGGAACTGGTTATCCATCAGGCACTACATTGACTGTAACCGGTGTTGGTACTGGTAAATTTACTGGAAATACTACGGCGCTTCTTACTCCTGTAATGGTCAATGGTGTTATTACTCATGTAGTAATATCGGATCCAGGTAAAGATTATAATAATAATGCCACTACATTGACTATTCAAAGCAGTACTGGAGTGGATGCCCAGTTAACTGCAATTGTAGAATCTGGACAAATTGTTGATGTAATTATTGATAATCCTGGATATGGATATAAGGATGCTAAAATAACTGCAACTGGTACAGGTGGTTCTGGTGCAGCATTTACTGCTGTTGTTACTGGAGGTCAACTTGATACTATTCAATCCAATGTCGAGTTATTGACAATTGATGGTTCCATAGATTATATTAAAGTAATAGATGGAGGATATGGTTACTATGACGTTCTTGTAAATATAACCGGAGATGGAGTTGGTGCCACTGCCGTTGCTAATATAACATACGGTACCGTAACTTCGTTAACCATAACCAATAGAGGTTATGGTTATACTTACGCTACTGTTACATTAACTCCTAACGGTGGAACTAATGCTACTCCACCTACAGCAAGAGCAATTATATCACCAAAATATGGCCATGGTAAAAATGCTATGACAGAATTGTTTGCAAGCACCTTGATGTTCTATTCTACTATCACTCAAGATAATAGTACTGGATTCACATTAAACAATGACTATAGACAATTTGGTATTATTAAGAATCCAACACAGTATGATTCTACTCAATTATTTTATAACAAGTTAGGTATTGCTTGCTATTCAGTTAATGCTACTGTATCGAACGGTACCGTTACTACTGATATGGCATTATCTGATAGTAACAATAATGAATTCATAGTAGTTGCAAAGACTAGTACTAGTTTGCTATTACAACCAAGAGATAATTCGATATTATCTTCTGGGATGATATTGACTAATGGTATTATATCAGTCTATATTTCCGCTATAAACTATGAACCAAATATTGACAAGTACAGTGGCGACTTATTGTACATTGATAATAGATCGGCATTCTATCAAACTTCAGACCAAACAGTAACATTACAAACTATCCTAAAATTCTAATAAATACGATTATAATTTACTATTTACAGATAAGGAATACTACTATGGCATTCGTGTATCACATTTATAAAGAAGGAGATTCTTTAAATGATGGTTATATTGGAGTTAGTAAAAATATAGATAATAGATTACAATGTCATTTTACTAGTTTGAAATCTGGGATCCATGGAAATCGTAAGTTACAAGAAGCATACGATAACGACGATTATATACACAGAATATTATTAGAGGCAGATCGTGATTATTGTTATAGAATAGAAAGATTATTGAGACCTAATTATAATATGGGATTGAATATAGCAGTTGGTGGCGGTGGCGGACATTCTAATTCTATCAGTATTTCTAAAGGCATCCAAATAAGATTAAATAAGTATGGATATGTATTTGGAACAAAACAAAGTAGAGATAAAATGTATGATAAGATAAATGGAACTCATCCGTTCATAAAGAAGAATAGACACAAACTTATGGGAAATGAATTTACATCTGAATCTTCATCAAAATTAGCAAACTATAGAAGTTCTATAGGAACTCTACCTGGACAAGTTTCTAGTAAAAATGGAACTCACCACTGGTTTAATAAATCACACTCGGAAAGAGTATCAAATAAAAATTCCGAAATATTTACAGGCACCGTTGCAGTGACGGATAAAAACGGAATTTCTAAAAGGATAACGAAGGAACAATTTATGACACAGCAGATAGGAAATAGAGAAGATTGGGAATATGTCGGAGTGTCTTCAAAGGAAGCAAAAACCCGTAGAGGATTGAGTTTATGATAAGCATTGCGGCCGAACCATACTATGACGATTTTGATGAGACCAAACATTTCCATAAGATCTTGTTTAAGCCTGGTTATGCGGTTCAAGCAAGAGAATTGACTCAGATTCAGTCTATTATTCAAGCACAGATTGATAGATTTGGTTCACATATCTTTACAGATGGTTCTGTTGTTCATAA